CTTTCGTTTCAATTTAAAGGAGAAAAGCATATAGAAATGTAAGGCGCAATAAAATTTTCTTTACTTGACTTTAACCTTTCGCCTGTATAACGCTACGTTAGGTGTCTGAAAACACCAAACTACACGTGACTACTACGAAAAGTTAGATTGCCCACATTTGGATTATGTCGGGAGTCGACGAATAAAAGACCCGCAAGGGGAATAAGTCGACAGTTGTAGTTCTGTTTTCAGCTCCCGACGCATCGGGGCACGTCAACTTGCCTCCCTTGAAAAGGAACTACTATCATGACTCAATCTCTTATCCTCAAAGACAATCTGCAATTCAATGATACCCGTCTGGAAATTTACGACATGGACGGGCAACCTTGGGTTCAATCCACTGACCTTGCGTCTGCCCTTGGGTATCAAGATGAAGGTGGTGTTCGCCGTATCTTTGACCGCAATGAAGACGAGTTTACTGACGAGATGTCCCAGCGGGTCAATTTGACCCGCTCGGGGAATCTCCAAAAAACCGTCCGCGTTTTCTCCCCCCGTGGTTGTTACTTGGTCTCCATGTTGTCTCACACCAAACGGGCCAAAGAATTCCGCAAGTGGGTTTTGAACGTTCTGGAAAAATACGGCAAGGAAGCGGCCCAACCCTCCCCCTTGGCCATTCAGGGAACGGTCTACGCCAAAAGCCTGCTGGAAGACGGCACCGAGGGCAACCCCGCCACGACGAAGCAGGTGGGGCGTGTTCTGGGGGAATTGTCAAAGCTGGGGAAAATTCTGGATGATCTGGACGGCCATTTGGCAATCCTCAACGGCGGGATGCAGTCCCTGAACGAAACCATGAACCGTGTGGACGAGAAAATCCGCGTTTACGCCGTGGATTCCGACACCATCGCCAGCATGGACTGGCTTTTCAGCCAAAGCGTTGACACTGTGATGAAACACAAGTCCTACAAAGACAGCACGATTCAGCGTCTGAAAGAGGAAAACGCCTCTCTGAAAAAGTCCATGAGTCTGGTCATCGCCAACCAGAACGCTGCACAGTAGGGGGGTGGATCATGTTAGAACCATTCCAGTGTATCTTTATTCTGGCCTGCGCCCTATGGGCGGTGGGTCAGGTACTGCCGAACGGCACCATCCAAAACAAACTGCAAGCCACAGGCGGCATGGTCATGATGCTGATCGGGGTTATCGTCACGGGGATCATCACCGTTCCCCAATTCGATGACAAAGACACCCCCGTAACCACGTATCAGGCCACCAAAGCCTCTGTCGAGGTCGAGGACCGCGAGGCCCTAAGCCAAAGGATGCGGGAACAACAGGCCCGTTACGTCATGGACGAACTGGCCCGCCCCATGCCAGAAGTGGGGAGGCGGTAGTCATGGACATCTTACAAGTGTTTGCTGTCATCGGGCTGGTGGTGTTCACGCTGGCCCAACAATAAAGGGGAAGGCCCTGCCAAGTGGTGGGGCCTTAATCCCGCAAAAACAGTTCCCGCTCGGCCCGTCTGCGTCGCACAAGCCCTTCAAGACGCTTGCCGCCCGCATGAATCCAGCGGTTAAATTCCCAAGCCGCCTCGTCATACCTGCGTTTATTGAGTAGGCGCAGCAGGGTAGAGGCGGCAAAAGCCCCCTCCCCTATATTAAACACAAAAGACACGAGGGCATCAAATTGGTTTTGGGTCAGGGGGGCCTTAACCAACCGATCCACGGCCTGCTGGGCGTAGGTCATATCCATCATCAAAATTTGGCTTGCCCGTTGTTCTGTGATGGGTTTTTCAAAATCAGGGATGTGGGCCTTGGTGATCACGTGGCCATAGCCGATAGTCAGCTTGCCCCCCGAGCAGACGTAGCGCGTGGGGGAAAAGCCCTCGAACCGTTTAACCAGAGCAAGGGCTGTGTCACTGATAGGACGCAGGGTTTTTGTCATTTTTTGGCCTTGATTTTTTTGTCCAGCACCGAGAGGCCCGCGCCAACGATCACCGCCGCCGCGCCTGCCAGCGTCTGCACGCCGCTTTCGTCAACATAGCCAGAGGTTACCAAAACGCCCCCCATGGTGGTGACGGTGTGGCGAATCAGCCCAAGGATAATGTCTTTCATAGTCGTGTTTCCTTTCTTTGGTTATTTTAGGCCGTATTTGGCCATCAGCGCACCGCCCATGATGGCGAGCGTGACTTTCAGAACCTCAAACATAATCCCCATGGTGGTTTGCCGGTGGGATGTGAGGTGTGTTTCTAAGCGGTCGTGCATGGCCTCCACCGCTTCTTTCAGGTGCTTTGTTTCCCGCTGGATCAGGGCAATTTGGACCGCATTATCGGCCAGCTTTTCTAAAGCCTCGGTTTGCCGCGCCAGATGTTTTTCAATGCCGCCCAGCCGTTCTTCCAAAACCGCCACGGTGATGTGAATGTCGTTCGTTGTCATGGCTGCACCACGCGCAATTCAAATGCCTGTACCAACGTCTGGCCGCCCGTGGTGGTGATGGTGTTGGTGATTTTATAAGATTGCCCCGCGGTTCCGCTGGAAAACAAAGCCTGCGCGATGCCCGTGGTGGCGTTGAACGTGGGGGAGGCAATGGTGATGCCTGTCTGCCCTGCCCACGTGCTGGTGGCGATGGGATCCGATGCCCCCGTGGCCAGAATCAAACGATCGGACCAGTCGATGTAGCGGATCACGGCTTCGGTTGGATATTTCTCGGTAAACAAGGTATTATTGATGTCGGTGCGAAAACTCATAAAATCCTCAGGCTTGGGGTTGTGGGTTTTTTGTAGGGGCGGTTTTTGCCCAAGACGTAAGGCCGCCTTTGGGACAAAAGAACGCCGTCACTGGCCAGCGGCGGAATGTATCCCGTAGCCAACAGTGTTCCTGTGGCTGTTCCGGTGACGGGGTCAAAGGTTATGGAGGCATCCCCTCTGATGGCCAGCGTTGCGGTGGCAACCGATGTTACGGATCCCAAAGTGACACTGCCTGACCCTGTATTGGGACCGCCGGAAAGGCTGCCTGTTCCACTGCCGGTGACAACACCAAGGGTCTGATCCCCCGTGCCCTTGATCTGTAGGGCCCCTGTGGAGCTGCTGGTTATGGCCCCTAGGGTGACACTTCCTGATCCCGTGATAGGCGGCGTGCCTAAAGCACCCGTGCCTGATCCTGTAAGGCTCTCAAGGGTTACAGACCCTTGCCCCTTAATCTGCAAGGCCCCTGTCGCTGTCCCCGTCAATACATCAAGCGCAACGCTGGCCGCGCCTGAAATTGATAGGGAGCCTGTCCCCGATCCTGTCACGGGACCAAGGGTAACATTACCCGTGCCCGTAATTGTACTGCCAAGAACCCCCGTACCCGATCCCGTGAGAGGCCCTAAAGTTACGGATGCTGTGCCTTCAATAGGCCCCGCCGCCCCTCCTTGGTTGAACAAGACAAGAAGCGACACGGCATGTTACCTTTGAATGGCAATGTCAAAAGAGTATACTGAGCTAGAGCTTAAATTTATTAAAAACCCTAATTTTGTTGATCCATCAATCATAAAAGACATGGCACATTTACCACCAGCAACAGCTGTTGAAGGTGCAAAAGGAAGATACGTTCCAGGGTCCAAAATCCTATTTCTCAGGTCAAGACGGGCAAATCGCTGCGTGGCATTGACGCAAATATGCAAAAACCGACCACCAAACGTGATAGGATCATAGGCCCCACTGGTACCGGTGGTAAAGGCTTGGCCTTTGTTGCCATACCATATATCCGCTGTCCACACACCTGTTGAACCCGCCGAAATATCAAGCACGTCAATAATTGCGCTGTTACCACCACGAATACGGTAAATCATCGAGTGCCTTACGGCTTTTTGAGTATCAAGAGTAATCCCGAAGGATTGCGTCGAAATAATCCCAGCACCACCAGCAGCCGGCGAGGCAGCAAATGTTGTGGTGTCCCAAGCGTTGGTTGAGGCGTTATAGGTATAAACAGCGGTTTGGTTCGTAAACAAAAGGATCTTATCATCCTCATTTTCAACGACAAATTTCGCTGATGAGGATGGGGTTACGGCAAAAGCTGGCACCGTAAAAACACCCGCTGCGCCGCTTGTGTGTGATGTGATTCGTCGTCTTTGACCTACGGCTGTTGTGTTGACCGTATCCTCGACAATCCGAATTTGGAAGTTTCTGTACTCGTCCGCTAAAAGAGTGGAAGACATCCCACTTCCTGTGATCGTTGTGCTTGTCGCTGCCGTGGCGGCTATACAGTTTTTGCCGCCATCATAAGTTGCCCCACCACTTACAAAACCAATGCTTGGGCTTCTGTCGCTTTGAACATAATCCTCACACAGATGAAGAAGAGAGCTGTCTGTACCGATGGTTGGTAAGTTTGCTGTGGCCAAGTTACCGCTGTATGTATTTGTTGCGGAATCATAATACTTAAACATTCCAGCGGTTGGTGCGCCTGAGTTAATCATAAAGACACGGCCAGAACGTATTTCAAAGGTCGAACCTGCTACGGGCGTAAAGTTTAAAGCAGGGGTTAATTCCACCGTCGGGGCAGCCCCAAAAGTGTTACTTATGATCTTTCTTTCCTCGACCCTTCCCGATCCACCAGCCCCGTTATCAATAATGCGAATGGTGTACCCCACCCCATCACCTCGGTTGGCAAGCTGATTGCTTGCAGCAGCTGGACCTATAGTCAATGTGCCCGATGCGGCTCCAGCGTTTAAACACGTGAAGGTAAATGTGGTTCCTGTGGGGACTGTAAGAATAGACACAAGGCCAATAGGAATTGCCAAAACATCCGAAGAAATTGAAACAAAGACCTGTTGCCCAATCTGGTAATTGTGGTTTCGGGTTGTTGTCACCGTCGCCGTTGTTGTCGACCGCGCCCAAGTAGCCGCCGCAGGAACATCATTACCCAATCCATCCAAATTGATAAGCCTTGTTGTTGAACCCGACAAGATACGTGATCTTGGCCCATGGGACGCTGCAAAAATACACGTAGAACCAGCCCCAAAAGTCCCCGCCAGACCAGGAGACGATAAAGGGATCCATTCATCCGTCGTGGTGTCTTTTTTATCTAACGACGAGGAAGACCTAAATAAATACATATTTTTTGTTCTATCGGCATTAGAATTGCTCATGTCGTAAGCAAGGCACACACCAGCACCCGATGCCGAAAGTATAGGAGCACTAGGCCTCCACTTTGGCAAATCAACAATATCTTTAAAATTTAATGTCGTTGCCATATTAAGCCACCTCTGTGTAGTCATTTAAGGTTAAAGAAATTTCGGGTAGTTGGCCTTCCCTGCGGATAATGTACATACCCTGAGCAACATCAAAAGTTTCCCCTGGTTTGGCATAAATCAATGCCCGATCCGCAGAAACCTGTTCCACTTCACACAAAGCATCATTTTTGTCACGGTAAAGACTCATGTAATCTGCCCTCTTATAGACGTTGCCCAAGCTGTTTGCATATTGTCCAAAAATATCTGATCAGTAGAACGGGAGTTGAAATTTGTTAAAGATGTTACCGTGCTCACCGCGTTCACCGTGCTCACAGATGTTAAGGTGCCAGAAACTATGTTGGAAACAACAACCCGCAGATTTCCCGTCGTTCCATCAAGCCAAATGGGGTGCGCTATGTTTTTTAAAACCGATAAAAGGGCCGCACATTCTGTTTCCCCAAGAACAACAACCTGACGCTGTGATCCATCTTGTTTCTCTCGTGTTTCAACCGATGAGCCGGCACCAGGAAGCGTTACGTTATTTGCCATGTTCTTCCCTTAAATAAAAATTAAGCGTTACCAGCGGTCAAAGAAAAAGATGTGATGGTAAATTGCTGGCCAGATGCAAAAGATGTGTTATCCACAATCAAATCACCCCCGCCACCCGTGGCCGTTACGCTGCCTTGCATGTGGCAAGTTGTGCCGGTGCTGTCGTAAATCCGGAAATGCCCCGCTGTACCTGCTGCGTCTGTGGATGCGTCTTGCCAAGTTCCCAAAAGGGACTTGACACCACCAGAGGCCGCCGACATCCAGTCGCTTGGTAACGTGAGGGTAGCCAAAACCGTGCCTGAATCTGCTGTGGCGCATGTAGCTGGCTGGGCCCCTGTCCGAATCCTCAAAATGGGAGAGGTTCCAATGGTGGTTTCGCGTACATCAAGCGTTGCGTTTCGGACAGTGATGGACTCTTGGATTGCCATAAAAACCTCATGAAAATGCTACCTTTATAAAAAGCGTAACGTGGGCAACACCCCTGCCAAGCGGTTTTTTAAAATGCCAAAGGTCATACCTCAAAGGCATACTTTGCAGACACACCAATTGCACCCTTTACGGGTCAGTTATGGGGCAGCAACGGGGTCAAAAAGGCCCTGTTTGTTTCGATAGAGAAACAAAAAAAGACGGGTACTGCCGGATAAATTGTGCTGCGAATAAAATTCCGAATCTGAGGGTCGTTGGTTCAAGTCCAATCGAGCGCACCAAGGTTTCCCGCCATATTTTCAATTTACGCTTTTTTTAATGGGTCAGTTATGGGGCAGTTACCTTTTTTTAGGGGGCCCTTGGGATAGGTCAAAACGGCGTTTGGATTAAGGCGCGGCGGGCGCGGGGTATGACTCCACCGAGCAAACTAAGCGCAAACACGCACACGGCCGCCCATGCCGCAATCTGATCTTGTGTCATCAAGGCCATGGCCAGAACGCCACCAAAGCCCTGAAAAGCAAAATCCTGTGCAGAATCTTTGAAACGTCCACCTTTGGCCAGATCATACCCTTCTTTGGTGGCGGCAAGGGCCAGAACAATACCAAGGGCGACAAAGGGCAATACCGCCCCCATGATAACCGCAACGCCTGCCACCCCTAACAACCCATGACTCATCTGGTTTGTTGCCCACCCATACCAGTCACGGCCCTGATCGTCGGGGCGTTCCAACTCTTTTAAGATTGCGGTCAACCATGTCATATCAAGGCTGCCTGTCTGAAAAAAACGTCAATTTCCTCTGGTGTTTTGTTAAAGACTGGGCCCAAAGCATCCACCATAGGATCATTGCGGGGAACGGATGTCATCATAGCCCACGTGATACGGGCGGCGGCGGCACCGCTTGGTGGCAATGTCCCAAACACCGCATCAATAGCCAAAGGGATTGTGTTACGATCGCGGGCTTCGGCTTCGGTGATCATGCCGTTAAGGTGCAAACCGATCATAAATTGCCGCACTGTTAAATCCGGCACGGGATCCGGTGGGGCAACGTAGGGGCCGATGGGGGTATTGTTTGCAATCAGTTTTTGGTACTCCACGATAGTTTCGTCAACGGGAATGGACGAACCTTGTCCGTCTGTGATACGGGTGTTTTGTGGGTTGGCGTAAGTGTAAGTCATGATTAAAGCTCCGATGATGCTAGAAAATCAAAATCAACAACAAAATTTCCTGATGTTGTCGTCGTAACGCGAGCACCAAAAAAAGTAGAATCTACTTGTTCGACGACCAATGTATTTGCACCCGCTCCTGCATAAGTGATGTTTGACACAATCACAGCTGGTGACACAGTCCTTTTGCGACTTCGAAAAGAACGGTAGGCGGCCCTAGAGTTTCCTGCGCCACCTGCAATGCCATAACCATAAACCCTTCCAGTTTCAAGATACCATTCACACAAACCAATTTCTGTAGGTATTGGTCTATATTCAGGACGTGGCGGCGCATTATTTAACCCCAAAGGCGCATCTGGCGTAACACGAATGTCCGCGGCTGAAATATAAACGTTTTTCCCAGCGCCATTGAGTTGCGCCCCAAAATTAAGATCAAAGCCATACCCACGGCTACCAAGAAAGTGTGTGTTAAACGTATAAGAAACTGTTGCTGTTGCGCCAGAGGCAATGGTTTGCAACGATGTAAGGCCAAGATCACCAACGACTGATGTATAATTATCCGTTGCCGTTGGGTAATAAGTGGCTATTGTGGGCGTTATAGATGCCCCTGTTTGGTTTGAAATTACAAACTGAACCGTTACCCGTCTTCCAGAAATCTGTCCCGCCATATTGCTTTCAATACGTTGGTACATTCCGCATGCAGTCAATCCCGATGACCCCAAAAGGCCAAGTGAGGTTGTACTATACGTAGAGCCACTTAAAACGGACCCAGCTTGCTGCCAAGACACGCTTCCCCCAGAAGCCGTTACAGCCCAACCGTCTAAAGTATAAGCTCCTGTTCCCGCTGTAATGGTTCCTGACGTTCCTCTTTGTGCGACTTCCATAAATGGATTGCGAAACATGTTCACAAGCCCCGACCGATGACTGTTTTGAATGTCTACACCCCCCACCCGAAACACCCCCGTCACATTCACATCCCCTGACACATCTAGGGCGTAGGCGGGGTTAGATACCCCAACCCCTAGGCCCGTGTCATTCAGACGCGCCCGCAGCGCGTTGGCGATGTACATATCAACGCTGGTATCGGTGGCGGGGTTACCAATGGTGATCCACTGGGTGTTCCCGCCGTTGCGCATTTTCAGCAGGCTGTTTGTGGTGTCATACCAAAATTGATAAGCATAGGTTGTGGTGGGGGCGGTTGGGCCAGAGGATAACGTGGCCAACGCCTGAATTTGACTATTCAGCTCTGAGAGAAAACTGGCCCCGGGCTGATCGGCGATAGAAAAATCATTTTGTGACATAGTCTGCTCCTTTTAGAGTTTGCGGCCTGCGCCTTTGGCCAAATAATCAAAGGTCCGTGCAATGCCCGAACCAGCGGCGTTAAAAAAACGAATGGTGAACCCTGTGGCACTTTGGGCCGTCAAGGTATAATAATCCCCCGTGGCCATGTTGTGGGCCGTGATGCCGATGGCGGGGGTTTGCCAAAAGGCATTGGGGAACGTGACGGTATAGGCCGCCGTGGTGGTGGTGAGATTGCGGCCCGTTTCCACACGATCCGGCATATCCACGACAACAACGGCCTGTTTCACGGCGATATTGTTTGCCGTGTTTTGGGATGTCAATGCCAAACGAAACCGATAAGCGCGGGCTTCGTACTGGCCAATAAAGAAAGGGGCATAATCGGTCCACACGGGACTGCCAGAGGGGTTATCGTTGGTGACGCTGACTTGCAAGATTGCGTTTACGTCATCAATCACTTGGCCCGCAATCGATGGCCATGTGCTGACATTCTCTGTTCTGGCGCCGATGTAATCATTCAGTGTGAACCCCTCTGCTGTCACAGCCGCCGTGACTTGGGAAACGTACACGCCGCCCAAATCAATAATGCTGGCAAAATCATAGGTCCCTGTGGGGACAACCGTCACACCGCCAGAAAGGATTAAGGCCGTCAAACCAGAATCATAGGCCGTATTGGTTTTGGCCCCTGCAAATGGGGCGGCTTCCGTGATCGTTTGAACAGCGTTATAATTCATGGTGTTGGCCACATTTGTGATCACGGAAACAGCATTTATGCTGCTGTTGCCGCTAGAATCCACAAACTTGGCAAAGTACGTCCCATCCAAATGCGCCACGGTGGCCGTTGTGGATGACCCGGGCAAAGCGGGGCCAATATCAATGGCCTTGCTCCACGTCACACCGGTGGTGTTTGGGCTGTGGCGAATCCGTATAGACCCCCCAACCTGAACGTCCAAATCTTCGGCGGGATCCCACGTCAGGTTGGCCACGCCCCCTGCAATGCTGGATAAGGCAAACGAGGCAACATCCTTTGGCGGCGCGGTTTTTCCATAAATCGTTTTTTGCAAAGCGTTGGTGACAGACCGTTTGCCAGTATCCGATATGGCCGTGACATAAACCGTATACACCCCGGGTGATGCGTCACGAATTTCGGCAAAATTGCTGCCTGTTTCTGGCAAGGTCACACGGTTGCCCGCATCTTTGGCATATTGCACACTATACCGCGCGGCGCGGGGGACGGCCTGCCAAGACACCGACACCAACACCCGAATGTCGGTCGGTGTTTGGTATAGGCTTTCCTCGATAATCAGGTTTTGTGGAGTGTCTGGGGGGTAGATCAATAAAGATATTGGCGTGGGATTAAGGCTCAGATTATTTTCGACAAAGGCATATTTTTGGGCATCATGCTTTAAAGCATTGATGGCAAAAGTGCCATCTTGGCTTTCCTCGATAGACACCACCCGAAACAGCTGTGCTTGCACGGCCCCACTTGTAACCATCCATGACGCACCTGCAACAGGGGCTTGGGCCAAAGCCGGTGACAGCGTTAAAACAGCCCCTGCCACGGATGCCACGAGACTGGTTCCTACAGTTCCATTGGGCAATGTGACATACAGGGTGTAGCCGGTACCCGCGGCCGGCACAAAAGATGAATCCACCGTCACGCTGGTGGTGGTGGCAGCGGCCACACGTCCCCCCAGCCGCTGGCCCACACGATCTGCATCATGCACGCGAATGATCTGACCCGGACGCACAACAATCCCATCCAACCCCGTGCGAAAACTGACCGTTTCTGTTTCATTCGTCTCACTGTACAGCAACCACTTCCCAACGCGGTGGGCTTGGCCGCGGCTGGTGCAGCCCGTAGCCACAATGTTGGATTCGATCACACCGTATCGGGCAATCCCCGCCATGTCTTCGACGTATTCGATTTTTTGCCTGTAAAAATCGTTGGGATCATTCCATGCCACCAAGGCCACGGTGTGACGGGTTTTCAGGCTGCTGCCTGTATAGGTAAACGCGCCATCCACCACATTGCTGTTGGTATAAAGCGCGATGGGGTCGCTAGGGGCATCCTGCACCGGCACGACTTGACCGCCCGCCCAGTAGGTCATGCCGCGAAAAATCGACGCCATATCTTGCAGGACTTGATAGGCCTCTGCGCGTGTTTGTAAATACAAGTTGCATGTAAAGCGGGCCTCGACTCCACCAAATCCTGTAGGGACAAGATCATCACAGTACCGCCCGATGGTGTACAAAGACCACTTGTCCACTTGGCTTTCGTCCACAAACGCCCCAAGACCATAGCGATCATTGGTGAGCATGTCATAAAAACACCACGCTGGATTGCTGGACCATGCAATTTTAAAAGTGCCATCCCACGAACCGCTATAGGTCAAGGTGCCATCCGGTCGCACGCTTGCGTTGGTGGGAATTTTAATACGCAGCAGCTTCATGTCAAAGCCGCGGTTGGGGATGCTGGAAAACTGCTCGGCGTCGATCAAAAGAGCCACCAAGGCACTGTTGGGATAGCGCAATTTTTCGTCGGTGATTTCGGTGTAGGTGTCCCAATACACGGCATCTTGTAAAGCTGATGATGTGCTGTCTGGGGTGATCCGTTTCACGCGGATGTTCCACGGGGCCGTCCCTGTTAAGGGCACACGATAGGACCGCTGGTAACGGCTGGTGGTTTTGCCAGTGATGGTATCGCGCAAAACCTCAGTGTAAGACCCGCCGCTGGGTTGGACCTCAACGGCCATGGTGACAGATGATCCCGTGATGTCCCCGTTGCTGGTGTTTTGTTGGGTCAATCGCGGAATACCAATTGTCACGCGGGCATGAGTGTAAACAACGTCCAAAATGCTACGGGTGATAGGGTTGGAGGCTTTGACCTCAACACCCACAACGTTTTCGGATTCCACGCTGGGAAAGCCAGAGATATAACTTTGCCCTTGCGTCCCATTGCGGGTATCCATGGTGATGCCCGTAAAATTATAGGCCCCGTTGGTGCTAACCACTGGGGTTTCATCCAAATAGACCGAGCGCAAATCCCCCGTGGCCAGACCCTGAATTTCCCCCTCGCACACCAAATCAAGGATGCGGGCCATGGACCGTGAACGCAATGTATCGGGCGATTCTTGGGCAACGCGCTGGGACCCACCGCCGGATTTACCCCCGCCCCCTGCCCCTGCAATCAAAAGGGTGTTTGTCTGGGTCATAATTGATCCGCCTGAATGCCCGCACTGATAACGGCACTGCCCACAATCAAACGTCCATAGCCAACGGGGACAGGCTGACCTTGGGCGGTGGTGTTGACAGCACCGTTGAACGCATGGGACGGTTTGTTTTCTGGGGCCTCTGCAGGGTCGGCTGCTTTTGGCTGTGGTGCCAGCAAGGACCCCACACCGGTTAAGGCCATGCCAACCCCAACCGCAAAGGAAATGGAGGCCAAAGACACGGCAGACCCCGCCACGGTAAATAGGGCTGCCCCTGCCCCCGGAATAAAGGCCGCCCCAATCAAGGCCGCCCCGATCAGAATAGAGGCAAAGGCACTTTTGGCCCCACCCACCACGGGCACAATATGGACTTGACGGGAAAAGGGATTGTGAAGGCCGTCCAGCCCCACGTCCTCTTTATCCACCACAACGCGATAGCCCACGTTTCTGGTTTCACTTTCGGATACAAAGGAAGCAAAGCCGTCATGATTCGCGGCTAGGGCGCGTATGGCCTCTGCGGGGGTGGCAATACATAGACGGTGGGTTTTACCGTATCGTTTGGCCAGTTCCCCGTGCAAGACAATGTGACGCATCATGGCGCGTACCTCACCACTTTGGCTGTGTGTTTTTTCCAATACCCACCGTAGGGCTCACGGGCAGACAGGCGGTTTTGCAAATGATGCAGCATCAGATCGTCGCCCAAATAAACCGCCGCATGATTGGGAACGTCAGAAAGAACCTGCATCAAAATCACATCGCCGCGCTGCAAAGGACCCTCAGCCTCTACAAACCCAGCATCACCAAAATGATCCAGATACAAATTGCCCCCCTTTTTCCACCACTCCACGGCGCGGGGGAAATGGGGCAGGTGGGCCCCAATCTCTTCAAAATACCAATCCTGAATCAGGGTGTAACAATCCAAAATCCCATGGACAAACGAACGGCCAATCAAAGGGGCCTTGTATCCCGCAGGCGCAAAGGTATGCCAAGTTGGCGGGGCGGCATTGGTGATGCCCACAATGCACCATGGCAAACCGCTGGCCTCACATGCCACGCGGTCTGCCTCGGATGGCGCGGCATCGGCATCGGGATGGGAATGCAC